ATACTATGGCAGGAACTACGAGAGTGTACGAAGGAAGATGTTTGAGATGCAAAATAATACGGCAAATCAGCAGACCGACAATCGTCACTATGAAAACGGGCATGACTGCAGTCAAGGGCATTTGTCCAATCTGCGGAACAAACATATTTAGAATCTTGCCAAAGCAAAAATAAATGCTTTACGACACATTAATTGTTGGAAACGGTGAAGTTGGTTCTTCTCTTAAGAAAGTGTTAGAAAAAAGAAAAGAAAAGAAGAGTATTAAAATCATTGATATCAAAGACGAGAGTGATTTTCAAAGCACATTACAAAATGATAAATGCATAAGCTTGCATATCACAATTCCGTACTTTAATAAAGATTTTCTCGATTATTGTTTGACATTCATTAATTGTTTTGAACCAGTATTAGTGATCATTCACTCAACAGTTCCAGTCAGAACGACAGAACGACTTCAAGCATTAGTTGACAAAAAGAATCGAGAAAAAAAGATTGTGATTGTTCATTCACCTGTGAGAGGGCAACATCCGCATTTAGAAGAATCATTATTGTATTTCGTAAAATACATCGGAACTGCTGACAATGATGCATATCTTTTAGCTAAAAAAGAATTGTCAAACATGAAAACAAAATGGTTTGATAATCCAAGAGCTACAGAACTAGGGAAATTGCTATGTACTTCATATTATGGTGTGTGTATCAGTTGGCATAAAGAAATGAAACGGATATGCGATCATTTTGGAGTCAAGTTTGACGATGCAGTCACTGACATAAATACAACGTACAATGCTGGATATAAAAAATTTAGACCAAATGTGATTCGGCCGACTTTATATCCGCCTGAAGGCGCAATTGGAGGACATTGTGTTGTTCCAAATGCTAATTTGTTAGAGAGACAACTCAAGTCAAAATTTTTAGAGCTAATAAAATAACATGACAACTAAAAACATGGATGTCGAAGACGAAGAAGAGATTGATGAAGACTTCGAATTCGACACTGCAGGAGATGACAGTGATATTGACGAAAGCATAATTGAAGAATAGTATGGAAATACTTTTGACAAAAAACGAGAAACTAACATCTGACGATTTAAACTGGATATTCTCAGTCAAGTGCAAAAACAAATGGGAAAATTGGTGGTATTATCCTAATCTTGAAACTTGCTATTTCGACCTACTTGAGTATTATGCAAAGAAATCGACAAAGAACACAATCACTGAAATGTTCGATGATTCTATCAAAAAGTTAGAAATACTAAGAAAAGAGATATTACACAAGAAATAGGACCCATCTAGTGACCACTAGACTGTTTCAGTCACACTAGAATTGTAAAGAGGTATAATTCCTAATCGTACAAAAATAAAACACCCTAGCAACATCTAGAGTGTTTTATTTTTTTAATACTTATCCGATTGCTTCCCAAGTGAAAGCACAAGTGCCTGTCGGAGTACCTGATTTTGCCCAGGTTAAGGTAATATTAGTGGCATCTACTGCGGCTGTAGCCTGGGCAAAAGCTCCTCCTGCAAAACCGCTCATAGTGAGTATAAGAGTATTACCAGTACCATTAGTCGCTCCATCCGAACCGTAATAATAAAGATAGGCGGCACTTGTGCCGTTATAAGACCCCGAACACCAGCACATATACGTGTTCACAATCATAGACGAAGTAATTCTTATTAATTTAGGGGTTTTCCCTAATCCGTGGGCAATTGTCTGAGCACCTGTTATTGACACGTCATGAGATGACACACCGACTTTGCATATAGTGACAGCTGTTGCAACATGTGTGTCAACATACGTTTTAGTTGCTTGTTGAGTTGCAATTTTGCTATTAGTGTTAGTTGCTAAAGTACCGTCAGTGTCAATATACGATGTTGCAATTTTAGCATTCAATGCTGTCTGGACACCTGCTGGAATTTTAGTTGATGTTGCTAATTTTAAGGGTGTTATAAAACAAGTGTCATTTGTACCTGTATTTGTTTCTCCTTGTGTAGCAATTTCAGCTTTTCCTTTTGTTGCTTCACTAGCATCAGGAACACCAGCAAATGATAAAGCATCAGCGTATGTTTTAATCGCTTTTTCAGTAGGGATTAAAGAATTGGTGTTTGTTGCCAAAGTACCGTCAGTACTGATCTTAGAATTTGGAATTTTTGTGTCAGCATATGTTTTGACAGCTTTTTCAGTGGGAATCAAAGAATTAGTATTTGTTGCCAAAGTACCGTCAGTACTTTTATAAGCCAACGGCATAGCATAAGCATTCAAATGTCCTTTGCTTACTAATTGAATATTTGTACTAGGAGTTGCTGTTGATGTTTGCGGCAAAGACGAAAAAGTCTTCACTCCTGCAACACTTTGGTTTCCTGTTAGCATGACTACCTGTGTTGCTTCGACTTTATCACTATTTAAATTAGTGAAGTTTGTATTAATTGTTGTTCGACTATTCTTTACTGAATTAGTCGAAGAAATTGTTGTTATTGTTGCCATAAGTTTATGCTGTCACAGTTGAAGGTGCAGCGACTTCATTTAAACCGTTCACATAGAGTCGAAAATTTCTAGTGTATGTTGCTACATTTTGATCTGCATACACTAAAATGTCAATTGTATCATCTTTTTCCAATGCATTAATATCAATTGTTTGTGTAGAGTACTGCACTTCTGAACTGCCCGGTATAGTCAATGTCACTGTTATAAGATAATCGTCGCTCCATGATGTATCACTTTTATTTTTGTATATTCTGACATATGCATGGCGTTCAGTTGCTTCAGCATTGATTGCTCTACAATCAAATTTTACTCTATAATTTCCATATCTGCCTACTCGATTTGATTTAGCTTCAACAGGAGTAGCAAATGCTGATGCAACAACTTTTTCAGCATCATTAGAATGTAATAAGACATTGCCTATGTCGTAAGAAATTCTCAATGTATTAATTACTGAAGCACCATTAATAAACAAATAATTTTGTGTAGTGCCTATCAAGAATTTGACAACTCCATCTACAGGATCAGTGCCCATGATGAATCCGTTCTCGTCATGATCAAATGCTGTTTTACCAGCAGCGACATATCCACCGCCATTTAAAAAGATATTACTTTTGAAAAGTTGCAGACCATTTGTATTGTCATACATCAAATATCCTTTTGTTGTGTCACCAATTCCGATACCGTACAAATCACTAGAAACTCCTAGATATCCGTTTAGATTTCCAATTCTCATTCTAGTGTTAATAACACTCCAAGGTTCACCCTCATGATCAAATACTGACAAATATGGTGCGTTTGCTTCAGATGCTGTCATATAAATCCCACCATCTCCTGATTGTTTATAATTAACGACAGTTGCACCAGCTTTCCATGTTGTTGTCGGGAAAGTTAAGTCTTTCCAAGCCATTTCGTAATCATCCCATGTCTCAATCATTTCATCCCAAGTTACTGAATATGCATCAGTTTTATCTCTTTCAACTGTGTATGTTATGCTTCCATCACCGTTGTAACTGTCTACACTTAAGACTTCTAACCATTCATCAACAATCACTCCTCCTTCTTCTGTTCCATCTTTAATTCTTAGAATATCTCCGACTGCAAATTCAGTCAATCCTTTGACAGTCAGTACTTCATCAGTAGGCATAATGTCAGCAACAAGTGTATCACCGTCTAATACTGCAAAATTTCCGCCCATTACTGATACTGTGTCTTTTCTGAAAATTGCTGTATTAATTGTACCCCTGCATGAAATATTTCCAACTTCTAATAAGTCAGAATCAAGGTAGAAACCAGCACCAAAAGTTCCTGACACATAGTTTGAACTTTGAATGATTCCATTAGATGCTAATGTAATCTTACTATTAGCACTATCAAGCACAATCTCGTTATCAGTTGACGATAAAGTTGTTGAGCCAATTGTCCATCCGCCAATAAACCCTGCAGTTGCAGTAATATTTCCTCCAAATACAGACAAGTCTGTGCCATTCCATAATAAATAATGTGTTGCATCACCAATAAAGAATTTTGTTGTGTCACCATCAGCATGATCAATACCAAGAATAAATCCATTAGTCGTATCAATGAAGCTTGTTTTTCCAGCATTAATATAGCAATCTCCTGTTGCTGATGCTAAAGTAATTGTTTGCGAATTAATTGTTCCTGACGTTAATTTATCAACAACTAAGCTATTAATGTTGTCACTAATAACTGAATCAAATGCAATTTGTGTGTTTCCGTCAATAAGAACGTTCGTACCATCAACACTGTTTACACTTGCTTCTGAATTTGTATTTGCATTAGCTTTTGACGTTGCAAAAATCACATTGCTGGAAGCAGCAACTGCAGATTTATCAGTTGTGATGTCGAACGTCCATTTTCTGATTGAATACGCTCCTGTCGTATCTTCAATTGTCCAACTTTCTTCCAAATACAAAGTTGTTGTTGTGTTTGCACGAATGACTCTAGTTTGACTTCCGACTGTGACAATATATCCTTGCCATTGATTTGTTGTCCACGTTTTAGAAATGTCTTGAAGATATTCACCTCCTTGGACTACAACGCCTGCAGTGCCTGTTTCATCAGCAGTTGCTGAAATGTTAATTGTATCTTCGTTCAGATAAATGTAATTGTCTGTACCTGCAGTCATGTTTCCTGTATCTCCTGCAGCAACTTCTCTCTTGCCTGCTGAGCTTGAAGATGATGTTGCCAAATATACACTTCCTGTAGCCCAAGTCATCTTCCGATATGCATCAGAATCTCCCGAAGCAGTAAAAGCAATGTCAGTAGACCAAGTCCGATCAGCTGGACCAAGTTGAGAAGCAGTGATATCTTGGCTGATGTAACCAAACCATGTCAATTCGTCAGTCAATCGATTTCTTTCTTCGTCAACCATGTTTGTAAAATCATCAGCAGCTTCAGCAATTTCAAGGGTTGCACTGTCTACGTTGTAAGTGATTGAATGAATAAACAGAACAGAATCACTTCCTAGTTTGTAAGGGTTATTTTTAAGATTAAATATTTGACAAGTTTGCCCAGGCTCAATTGATGCAAGATCGTAATCTCCATTAAGTTCAATTCTAATTTTTACTTTCGGATCTTTGTTGTCATAGATTCTTGCTGAAGCTAACAAACTTGCTGCAGTTGTGTTTGTGACTGCATTGTCATTGATATATTCAGACATAACATCGTATTCACTCTGGCTGTCAGTATCATCTGATGTTAGTTTTACATATTCAGAACTTGTAGTCCCTTTTTCATTCCAGAAATAAACTCTATTAACAAGTCCTTCAATTGTTTTTGAGCCTGAAATATTTGTAATATGCTTGCCAATGACAAACTTATGAGTTGCTGTTGCTGCAATGTTTTTGACAAGCAAAGTACCTGCAGTATTGATCCGCCAATAGAACCAATAGCCATTTGATTTGTATCTTGCAAAATATTTTGAGATTTCTCTCAAAGCTTCGATATGCTTTTTATTGAAAAGTCTTAGAGTAAATTCAAACAATGTGCCAGCATTGTCAGTTGTTTGGTCTAATCCGCTTGGCGCACCAATCATTGAGTTCGTTTCTGTTGACCGATAGTGCGTAATGACTGTTGACATCATTTCATCAGCTCTCATGTCTTTCAACTCAACTCCAAGTTCAGACGCAACTGCTGAAGTTCCTAATCTATAATAATCATTTGAAAGCTTTGATATTGCAGATAAGCATGTTACTGTGACACCTTCGTCAGTCCCGTTTAAATAGGGTTCGTAAGATATAACATATCCATATGCAACCAAAATGCCAGTGGGATTAAAACTGTCAAATAGATATACTTTGATCCTATAATTGAAATCGATTGTTGTTCCTTCTCCAAAATCATCAATTTTTCTAGCTAATGTGAAACTGAAAGCACCATCACCTCCATTGATTTCTTTAGTAATTGATAAATCAGAAACGACATCTGCGAATGTTCCGACAAATGTCCCATCTTCTTGGTATACTTTGTATAATAACCTTCTTTCTGGTACAGACATATTTATAAATAAGTTGGATAATAACTAACAGTTTGCAGTAATTTCCAAGATGCTCCTCCGCCTGTGACTGTCACTGAATAACTATTAGAACCGATTGCAAATGAGGGCAATACGCCTGTGTAGTCAATTGCAGTTGCAGCGCCTCCGTCATGAGATACTTCAACAGTCATTGTGTCAGTATCAATTTTAAGATAATCTCCGCTAGCATCCATTGCTAAACTTGGAACTGTTATTGTGTCACCTGTTGTTGAATTTGCAAATACAATTTGAGTGATTGCTGATGTCGGCATCGTTGAACATGCCCATTTTAATGATGGTTTGGGAGCTATTGAACCTGTCGGATTTATTGAAGCTGTATACGTTGCTGCTTCTATTGAGTTTGTGCTTGTCGTTGCTGATGTCAGTTTTCCAAATGGCTGACATTTCAATGTCATAGTGAAGGGCACTGTCGTAATGCTATAGTACTTCTCTGGAATACTTAAAGATTCAAGTGATCCGACATATCTCACTGTGGTTCCGCCATCATCAATGTCAATGTTAAAAGTGTCAGCACTTAAATATTCTTTGAGTGTGTCAATTCTTACTTTTAAAAGTGCTTCAGATGTGTCACTTACAAAACCGCTGATAGTGATCGTTTTGTCAGTGTAATAAGAGTTTTGAAAGATAAAACCATCATTACGACTTTTCTGAAGAATGTTAATTGATTTTGACGGAATATTGCGATAGACAATCTCACTTACAAGATAATTTGAATCTTGAATTGAGAGTGTATTGACTGAAATTGCTTTTGCACTCATATTATTGATATTGTTTTAATGCAACTTGTTTTGAAATAACATCTTTGACAGCATTTGCAAGTTTTACGATATCATTATCATTTCTAATTGACGGATTATTGATATTGATTGTAAGTGGCGACACTCCAGCAGGAAGAACTGTTTCGCCACCGTGAGCAACTATTGGGACTTCTTGATTAACTCCCCCAGGAATGATTCCGCCTTCTTTGTATTTTAACCAATTTTTTGTAGTTGATGGTGTTGTTGACCAATTGTTTAAGTTTAAATTCTTTAGACTTGTGTCATACTGCGATTGATTAATTGTGCCACTTGATAGATTTTTATTAAGATCAACAAATTTTGACACTTGACGTGATTGCAATTCTGCATTTAAATCTGAAGCTTTTTTAGCTGACTCATTTGCAGCATCAAGTTCTCTTAATAAATTGCCAGCTTCAATGACTGCTGCAGTAACTAATGCAAAATCAACAACAATAGCAACAGGCACTGCAATTCTTGTTAACAGTCCTAGCAATGTTGTTGATGCTGCAGTTGTTGCTGCAAAACCAATTGCTGATGCTGAGAAAAATCTTGCAAGTGCTCCAATTGTCAATGCTGCAATAGAAGCGCCTATGCCAATAATTGCTGTATTGAATGCAAATGATTGTTTGACACTTTCTGGATAAGCAGAAAAGTTTAACCAATCTAACCAACTATGCGTTTTTTCAGCAACTTCATCAATTTTATTGCTTGTTTCATCAATAGCGAGTCCAACTCCTCCAATTGCGTCTGCTTGACCACCAATAGTCTCAGTTGTTTCTTTTAATTCTTTATTAAATTGCACAATTCTATCAGTTATGCTTTGATACTTTTTTTCAAAATCATCAAGTGCTTTTAATCCCCAACTTCGAATATTTGTAATTGCTGATGCATGCTTTTTTTCTAATGCAAGTTCTTCATCAAGTTTGTCTTTCAATTCTTTTCTTTTTTCTTCGTATGCATCTTTTTCTTCACTAACTTCTTTATCTTTTGTGTCTAATTTGTCTTGAGATGCAAGTGCATAGTCTTCATTTTCTCTAGCTAGTTCTTTCTTAAGCTCTTTAATCTTTGTCTGGTCAGCCCAAATTCCTTTTGACACTTCTTCATCAATTTGTGCTTGAATGTCTTCAACTTTTCTGGAATGAGATAATGTCAATTCATCATTTGTTTTTTGATAATCACTTCTTATTTTATTAGTCGCTTTATTATATTTTTCAGCCAGATCATTGATTTGCTTTGTTAGATCTTTGACAGTTTTATCATGATTTGCTACCCATTCAGTCATGTCTTGCTTTGTATCACGTACAAACAATGCAATGTTATCTTTTAATGTATTAAATGTCTTCACAACTTTATCATCAAGTTGCTCAACTTCTTTTCCTGCTGCTTTCATTGGATTTAAAGCTGCTGCCATACTATTGGCAACATTTTTGATAGCTTTATTCCACTTATCCCATTGACCCGTAATTTTCAAGATACCGTAAATCAAGAAACCGATGCCCAATGATATTGCTGCAAATTTTGCAATAACAACAGCACTCGCAGTTGCCATTGCCATGAATGCATTTGTTGTTAAGCTAACACCGCTAATGACCATAGGCACAACAGCACCAATTGTTGCAAATGCTGCAACAAATAATGTTAAAAGCATTGTACCTGTGATGACTGCACTGCTAAGAGCTGGATGAGCATTGACAAAATCTCTTAAAGCTAATGTTGCTTTATTTAATCCTTCAGCCAATGTACCCACTAATGGCACAAGTGAATTTCCTAATGCTGTTTTTGCTTGTTCAATATTATTCTTTAGCTTATTTAATGTTCCAGAGAATGTGTTTCCTGCACCACTTGCAGCACCTGCAAAATTTGCAAATTCTTTAGTATAGTAATTGTAAATTGCTTGATATCTTTCAGCATTCGATAGTTCTTTAGCATTTTTGTTAATTGTCTTTCCGTATGCCATGAACACTTGATTCAATTGTGTGTTGACACCGACAGCATCAATTTGTCTTTCTTGGAAAATTCTCATACCTTGCGAAGACTTGATTAATGCTTGTCCAAATGTGTCTTGAAGATTTTCTTTTGAAGTAACTGCAGTGTCTAACATTCCTTGCATCAATGTCTTTGCTTTATCTAAACCAAGACCCATTGCCAATAAATTTGACAATGTTGTTGATGCTTCAGTTACATCCATCAAACCTGTGCTTGCAAACTCTTGTGCAGCTTTGTTAGCATCATCAAAACTTGTACTATATATCTTTGAATAAGCACTCAGTTTGATTACTGATTGTTCCATTTTTGATGCTGAATCAACAAAACTTTTTGCAGCTGTTATTGTTCCAGCACTAACAATTCCAGATATCAATGACAAATATCTGAATTTATTACCTAGATTGTCAAGCTCAAGAGAAGTATCTTTGACAGAACTTCTCATTTGAGACATTGATGATCTTGTATTTTTCCCTAAGTTGCTGACAGCTTGCTCAGCTTGCTTAAGTTTTGGAGTTGCAGTATCTTTAGCCTGTAACTCTATAAGTATGGTTTTATTTGCCATTATTTCTTGAATGCTTCTTTAATTCTTTCTGTTTGTAGTTTTCTTCTATCTGCATGATTTCTTGTAGTAACTCAAATTTATTGCAAGACATCTTTTTAATATCGTTATATGTCATGCCTAAGTTCTTCCAAAAATGCTTAAGAACAAAATAATTGTTTAATTCTTCAGATTTTATTTTTCCTGAACTGAATGAAAGTACAACTCTCTTTAACTCTTCTGTTCTTTCTTTCCTAAAAAATCCATTGTTTTGTTGACAGAATCCATCAATACTGTGAAATCTTTTATGGGAAGCAATCCTAGAGTTTCTTTAGTGACTGGCAAGGGTTCTTCTTTTTCGTTAACAAAAGACCACCCTTTGATAATTACTTTCAAAAGGTTAATGCCAGTTTCATAGTCATTTTCAGCTTTTTGCAATTGTTCTGCTTGATGGGTTAAAAGACCATCGTAAATTTCAACTTCAGCATCAGGAAATGATGGAAGTTGCACTTTGATTACTTTTCTTGGGTCAAATAATGTTGACATGCTTTATGACCGAGAAAAAGGAGTGGACATTAAATTCTTTCGAATTCCGTCTCTTGCATGTTATTGCAAGTTACGCCTGTCTCGGTTGTAATTAATATGTTGCTGTAGTATTCGTGATCTTTAATTGGATACTTTTGGCTTCAGTGGGATCGTACATTGCTACAAACGATACTGTTTCAGTAATGAAACTACTGATACTTGTATCAACAGTTCTTTCTTTTGTTTTGAAGTTCGGAATTCTGATTTCAATCTGTTCATTTTTAGCATTTCCGATAGAATCACCAGTGAAAGTGACGATCATAGCTCTTACAGGGTTTGAACCATCAAGCATTGTTTCGTAAAACACTCTTTCTGCAGTTGTTTCATAGAACAATGTGTATTCTCCTGTAATTTCTAATGGACCAAGAGCAACTCTTGCAGCATCTGCATCACCGCTTAAGTAATGAAGTTCAGCGTTGTTGTTGATATTTAACTTGAAGCTTCTAACAGGTGTTGCTGTTGATGCTGCTGCTAAAGCTGCTGTTCCTGTAGCACCACTTCCAAGTTTGATTGTATAGTCTTTGAAAGCTAAGATTCTTTCAGATGTTAATGCTTGAGAAGCAGTTCCAGTCGCTGGAAACTTTGATAACAAGTTGCATGACACTGTTGCTAATCCATCAGCAACATTCAATTCAGCAGTATTGACAGTTCCGTATACATATTTTCTTGTGTCAACACCATCGTTATAAATGATTGTGACTGTTGTCGGAGGATTGCTTGCTTTTCTAGTGATCACATGATCATACACTGTTGCTTCACCGCTTGCAGTGTCTGAAGAGATTGCACCTAATGCTGGATATAACAAATATGGTGCATTTTCAGCATCAATGTATATTTCAACATCACCTTCTCCTCTTTTCTTTCCTGTTATTGCTGCATAATTCTTATCTCTAACTCCTTTTGCAGATTCATCAAACAAAGGTTCTTGCATTCCTCTGATTGTGCATGTAACAAAAGGTATATATTTTGTAGCAGGTACTGCTGTTCCAGCAGTATTTTCTATACCGATTCCGATATAAGCTACATTGCCTGGTATGATGCTCATAATTTTATGTTATTTTTTACGTTTATTTTTTGATTTCTCAACTTTATGTTCAACTGTTATAGTTGGTTCGATTATTATTACTTCTTTAATATTGCAATTGCAAAGCAATACTTCGCAAACATTGTCAGACACGTGTTTGACTTCATTTGCATCTATTGAAAAGTCAAGTGCTGGAAATAATAATCTATGCATGCTTGTGTTTATCACTTTTTTCATATTCTTTAATTATTTGCGGTAACCACACAAAAAATTCGTTGTAAGTGTTGCATGAATGACATTTGACTTCTATTTTGACTTTATTTCCAAGTATTTGGTATTTGAATTGCAAATTTTTACAAGAAGAGCATCTGTAATTATTCATGTTATGTGGGACGACTTAAAATATATTCGACTGATATATGTGCAATTGCTTCTAAAGTAATTAAATCTTCTGATCTTTTTCTAACTGTATAGTCAATTGATTCAATATTCTGAATGTATCTATTAGTTCCAAGATTCTGCATGTTCTTTCTTAATATGTGTAATACTGAACTTGGATCAAGTGTTCCATCAGTCAATTCATTTTCCATTGTCTCCATCAAGAATGACGTTCCCACCATTTCCTTTGGATTAACTCCAAAATATTGTCTAGCATCAATAACTAATGAAATGTCAATATAATGAATGTGACTGTCTCTTTGATTATCAACAATATTTGTGTCTGTTCGCACAGGAGTAAGAAGAATTGCTGGAAGGACTGACTCAGGTAATATATACGGATCGCCGATATAGAATGATTTTACTTTTCCTGTTAACTTTGCTTCTAATTTTGTTTTAACTAAATCGATTGATGTTTTCATTTCTTTTCAAAGTTAGTGACAATTCTATCAATCCATTTTGCAAATACATTACTAACCATGTTAATTCTCTTTGTATCAATGTCAGCTAAAATTCTTCTTGGAACTCCGTTTAGTCCTTCTTGGTGAAATTGTGCGTACTGTGTGTAATTGATTATTCTTGATGTGTTCTTTCCTACTAGTGTGTAGCCAAATGCATCTCTCATTTCTCCTGTCCTGACTAACGGAACTGTGTATGCAATAGCTTTTCCGTCAGTTTTCAATTTTTTCTTAATGTTGATTGTTGCTTGCTTAATTGGTTTCCACGGTTGACCGAATGTTCTACCTCTTGTTTTAAAGTTCTCTGAAATGGCTTCATTGTATGCATTCGAAGCTTCTAGTAATGGTTCAGAAGCATCTTTGATCTCTTTTTGAATTGTATTGAATCCTTTCCGCACAGAGTCATCTCCTGATATTTGTATTGTAATGTCTGGCATTTTATTCGAACCCGTCAGTTGATGTTATTCTGTTTATGGGTATTTTTCTTAAAGTTGAACCTGCTCCGTCTTCTGGATCAGCCATTCTGAAATTCTCATCTTCAAGTGTAAATAATTCTCCTTTGTTATATGCATCTTCATCATATTCATTGCTGCATGATGCTAAGATTGCCGAATTTTGAGAAAGTATTGATCCTGTTGTATCAATTAGCTTAATGTCTCCTTTTTGAATTTTAGATAGCAATTCTTCAGCTCTGTCAATTTTGCTTTTTCCAGATTTGTTAATGTCAACATCAGATTCAATTCCGTATTCTTTTGATAGCAATAAACCTGCTGATAAAGATGTTGCAATTTGCTGGATTAACTTAGGAATTGATGTCAATGGAAGTTGATAGGCTCCAGCTAAATATCCATCAATCTCTGATTCAGCTTCTAAACGATATCTATCAATAATATCTGAGTCAACATATGGATTGTCTTTAAAGCCTGCTTCACACCGAATTTTGTAAATTGATGTATAATGATCAGAATCACCTGCTAATGCTGGTAATGAATCAGCTATGTCAGTTTCTGTAACTGTTGTCGAATTGTAATATGTTGCTTTGTAATAAGATGTTGCTGTTCCATCAGCATCTTCAAATGTGTTTCCTTCTGCGTGATCAACATCTATTGCTACAGGAGAACCTGCTGATGCTAAATGTGTGTATGTGCCAGTCTTTGTTGCACTTTTATAGAATTTCCTTTGATCATACAAGATTTTCTGCACAGGCTCATCTTTTAGATGTGCAAACTTACAGCCTGATGTCAATGTAATTGTACCAGGAGATGAAACTGACGCTACTTTTAGTAATTCAGCTTTTTCATATCCAATTAAACCAATCACAACATAATCATTTGCAGCAAATCCTTGAATGTTATATATTGTTAAAGCAGTCACATTTGCAGCGACATCAGCACTGAACGCAGTTTTTTCTCCTAAGACATATTCTTCAATAGGTGCAGTAAGTATTTGCATAGATGTATATTATTGATTATATTGCTAATTTTTGACATTGGAAATTATTCGATTGTCAGTGTACTTTTATTTTTACTTGTCAAAAGGATTGGCTTTCTTAAATTTTGTAATAAATACACTTTTCCGTTTCTTGTCAGCATCGTCGATATTTTTCCAGAACTGTTGAGATGAACTTTATTTGCATTTGATACAAGTGTTGCAAGTTTTCCGAACGAAGTCTTGTTTAACTTATTTAATACTTCTAAGAAAGTAATGTCATCTAATAAAGTGATATCACTGCTCTTTAATAGCAAGTCAAGAAATGTTTCGTTATCAATCAATGAGACACGATATTCTTTGACACGATGC